CCCTGATGGAAGATTTCGTTTTCAGTAATAATTCGAAATTTCAAACCTTGCGCTTTGCACCAGGCCCTTGCCGCTTCCCACTTTGCGGCATTTAATATTGCGGCCGCTTGAGCTCTAGGGCTGCGGCCAGCTGCTTCTAGAGTCGTTTCTTTAGTCGGCTTGACTTCGATAACTTCGGCATGTTTTTGTCCAGTTGCATCGTTGTATATAATCATAAAGTCTGGAACATATATAGTAGGCTTACCAGTAAACGGGTTGCGATAGTTAATATGAATTGCTTCACTTGCCCATTGTAGGATGTTTGGGTTGTTATCACAAAACGTCATGAAGGTGTGTTCCCACCCTGAGCGGTATGTAGGAGTTTTATTCCCTATGTATTTTTCAGGATGTTTAATTTGATACTTGCCGTTGGCGTACTTACTCATTGAATTATAGTTCTAGATACGTATTTGTTTCGTGGGGTTTTTAATTTAACACCTAGTAGGCTTGTTCCAACTCGATTTAAATTCAACAGTTGGCACAAATATGAATTAAGTACCCCTTTGTCTAATTTTTTAAATTCGTCTAACACCACCATTGGGTCTACACCTAGAGATGTACTTGTGTATATCACCGCACTTGCTAACGCAATTGCACTTCGATTGTCTCCAGTTAAACTTTCAAAATGGGCAACAATTGCGTCATCTTTTGCAGTACTAATAGATATCGGTTTATTAAAATAATTGTTAAAGAACTTTGTGCCATCCCCAATTATTGCTTGCAAGTTAACAGCCTGCACATTACTAGGGTTCTTGCTCAAAGAACTTAAATCAAATTTATTAACTACTGCCATGCTGTATCCTTTGCTTACGGTCTAAAGTTACTTGGGTTACTTGTTTCTGACAATTTAAATACAGGAATCTTTTGATTCGATGAAGCATTTGGATTATCAACCGGGTTTGCCTGCGGGGTTGTGTATATGTTACCGTCAGCATCAACTGTTGTTGTACTGCCGTCAGGGTTAGTAGTAATACTACTACCATCATCATATGATTGTGTGGTACTGTTGGCTCCGGCGCCACCTTCTGATTCAGAATTTCCGCTTGGGTTTTTCGCTTTTTGCAAGCGTTCTACTTCATACTCATCATCGGAGATATCACTGGATAATTGGTTAATAGCAGATTCGTAATCGTCAAGTAAACTCATAACACTAGTCAACTTGGCGTCATTGTCGTCAATTAACTGTTGCAGGGCAGACAAGTCTTCGCTTGATAAATCAGGATTTAACAATTGTTCGTTGTCTGCCTCAATCTGTGCCTGAAGTTGCTCGGCTTCATTTAACGAATTAGTCATTTCATCTTCTAAATTCGTCAACATTTGTTGGTTGCCAGCAATGCGAACGTTTAGTGTGTCAATTCGATCTTGTACGTCAACAACACTAATAATTTTCTGTGAGTCATTTGGTAAACCATCTTGCGATATACCCAAGGCGCTGCCTAACTTAGATGCTCCAGCTTTTAACTTATCAGCTGTAGCGCCTGCCGCTGCTGTGATTTTTCCGCCTAGTCCAGTTAGCCCGCCATTTAATGCACTACTAATTAAACTGCTGCCTGCTACGCTTAATGCGCCGCCCAATATTGCGCTGCCTTTAAGATTCTTAAAGTTGTTTAACAATCCCGGTAATCCGCTTGCACCCTCACTTAGATCATGAACTGTTGTATCACGAGATGTTGTGGTGCCCAGTGGGCTTGGACGTGTGTCGTATTGCAACATCGCAAAGCCTGTTACTGTATCTTCCGACACATCGCCGTATTGATACTTAACTGCTTGGTACTGTATAGTCATTGTGTTTTCTAGTGTGCCGCTGTCGCCGCCTTGCGAATGCTCACCATGTTGAAAACTTGTAATAATAGGATTAATGATTGTATATTCTGCAAATCTCTTATTATGCAAACTATAGATTCTAATTGCACTTAGGTATTGCTGCGTTGCAGGGCTGCTGGCAGGATACTGTCTAGGCGCATATCCCCAAGATTGGTTTTGTCGTTCGTTATATTTGCTTGCTGCCTGGTATATGTTTTCATTCCAGTCTGCATCTCTGTAATAGTAACTGTAATAGTCGTACCAAAAATTTCTAATAACATCCAAGTTATCGTCGTGAAACTTAATTGTAAGACTATCATACTTTACTTTAGTTTGCACAATGTCGACACGGTTGTATGCATTTAGAGTTTTAGTATCAACTGAAAACTTCGGAAGGCCTGCACTTTTAACAACAAATCCCATACGTAACAAATCATCGTTACTAACTCTCGAGATTTCTTTATTAATATCAAATGCAACGTGAAATAGCCAACCGTACTTAGGACTAAGTCCGTGGTTGTTAGCTACAAATATGCGTGATGCATGGTTGCGATCAAACATTTTATCTGAGTGTATTATTGTGCCATTAGCCATACACTTATTTATGGCAAAAAAAAGCTCGGGTAAACCGAGCTTTTTATTTGGTCATGTAGTTATTAAACTACAGTTGTAGTGCCCTTACCGAATGGTTGGTGCGGAATGTTTGTAGCTGGGCTCAATGGTGTTAGTGCCGCGTTATCGAAGCGAATTGTTAAGTTCACTTGCGCTGCTTCACTAGAACCATAATTCATGTCACCCCAGTCAGCTTGACTGATTTGGCATCCCTCTAGGTCCCATGTTTCTAATACTACAGGCTCAACGTTACCGTTGCCACCGTCTAGTACTTCATAACGCATACCGAATTTGTAATCACCTGCCGATGCAGCTGAACTCATTTCCATAAAGTCAAATTGCTTTTGGATTTGTTCAGCTACCAACTTAGCAACCATGCCAGTGGCATCGTCACGTAAGTTAACAGTTGTTTCCTGCCATTCTGGTTTGCCTTGTAGATAAACTTTGCTGTTATAAACATCAAGAGCAAATGGGTTAAAGTTAACGCTTGGGCGCTTAATATCAACTACTTGCTTTGTAAGTTCAACTACATCACCTTTGCTAGATCCAAAGTTTACAAATATTGCACGGAAGCGATACTTTAATTTTGGCATCAGCAAAGTGCCTGACGTACCACCAGTTGGTACTGTAAAGTTTGCTAATGATGCTGTAATTGCCATTTTATATTTTCTCCTGTTACTGTTATTTACCTAATCACGTTACCAAATAATGCGGGGGTTAGCCCGCATTATTCAAGTAGTTAATTAGCCCATAGTTGCAATTGCACCTGGGTTCATCAAGCGGATTGGGATGTAAATAAACTCAACATCTTTCATTGGCTCGATCGCGATATCAACGTATAGTTCGTTATTTGCTACACGATTTGGTGTGTTGTTGCTTGTATCACAAACTACTAGGTAGTCAGTAATACCACGCTTTGCAACTAAATCGTTTAGCGCACTTTCAATAATACGCTTAATTTGATCACGTGTGATCTTGTCGTTAGGTTCAAACAAGAATGCGTTACCAGTAGTTGCAAAAATTGTACGTAAGTAGTTAACTAAACGTGCAACGTTTACACGATCCATTGCGCTTGTAATTGGGTTACGTGTCTTCTGACCCCAAACAACTAAGCCAACACCAGGTAAAATAGTGATTGGGTTAACGTTGTTTGCGTACATAACATCACGCATACCTTGGCTGATACCGTTGCGTTGGAATTCACCAGTATCGGCATCAATATAACCAATATCTGTAGCGTTGTCTACTAGACCACGACGTACACCAGCTGGTGCAAACCATGGATAGCTTACATTGTCGTTACGGATATATGTGCGCAACATTACGTGACTTGGCGGAACAACTACAGTGTTACCAGCAACATCGCTAGATACTGCGGATGGGTAGTAAACACCTAGGTATGGGTCAGCAGTGCTTAGACCATCACCATTAGAGTTGTTTGCCCAGTTAACAATTTCAACTGCGTTTGCAGGCAATGTCATTGGTGTGTCACCGATAACAAATGCTGTGTTTGCACGGTCATTGTTTAAACCAACTAGATCGCTAATTAGTTCTGGATAACCTGGAGCGCAAATTAAGTTAAACGCAAATTGGTCTTCACGGATTTGAGAGTTTGCAGCGATTGCAGACTTCATTGCCTTAACAACCATATGACGTTGTGCTGCTGTACCTGCGTACATGCTGCCGTCGTCTTTAAGACCACTAACTGTTTGCCATGTAGATGTTACGTCTGGCAATGAGTCGTTAGGGAAGCTCTCTGCATTAAAGTAATCGCCAACATATTGCTTAACGTTGTAACCAGAACGGCGTGTGTTAAACAATAGCGTACCACGTGGGTACAAGCGATAGTCAGGAGCATCCAAGTCTAAGTAGTTGCTAGTTAGCATTTCGCTAGTGTCTGGCAAGCTACCAGTAATGATATCAGTTGTGCCACTGATGTCCCAACGTGCATCAGCAAAGATGATACCGTTTTGGCTTGTTTGGTCTGACTTGTCGATTGCAACAAATTTAGTACCGTTGTAACGATACAATGCTGGATAGTTAACTAGATCGCCGCTGTCTAACCACAAGTCACCTGCTGCAAGTGCAGTTTGGCCATTTTGTTGTGTAGTTGGCATGCTTGCGCTAACAATTACACCTAGTGGGTCAGTTGCATTCAATGCATAACCGCGGGCATCGCTAGTAACTTGGCGATAACCTTTCCAACCACCATTGTTGACCATAATGTCAACTGTAGCTGGGTCACCGTAGTACCATAATGTGCCATCTGTTGGTGCTTGGTATGGTGCATAGAAGCTGTATGTGTATGGTTGTTGCCCAGTACTAGAACCACTTGGAGTCCAGTTACTCAATACTAACACCCCAGACATTGTTGCGTCTGTGAAAATACCAGTTGTACTTGATGTAAAGCCAGCTGTTGTTAGTGGGTTACTACCAACTGTTGTGTTAGTTAAATAAATGTCACCACCAAGTTGGTGTGTGATTGTAATATAACCAGAGCTAGTTACGCTTGCTGTAACGTATGGTACGTTTGCAGCCAAAATTGCTGCAACAAACTGACTTGCGCCACCGTTAGAAGGGATAGTACATACTGCCGATGCTAGTGCATCGTCACCTAGACCAGTTGCTTCCAATGTAAATGTTTGACCACTTGTAAATGCGCTAGAGTTCGGAATAGCGTTACCAGTAACGTTTGTACCAGTTGCACTTGCACGGAAGAACAAACGATATCCTGCTAATGTGTCAACAGCAGAAGTCATGTATCGTGCATATACGCTACCAGCAGCAATACCATTGCCACCGCCAGCTGGGTCAAGACCGTAAATTGCTGTCGCAGCAGATGCATAAGCAGGAACTGCCAACGAAGTCCAGCTTGAAGATGTTGCATTATAACGTTTTACAGAAATGTTTAAACCACTACCTTGAACGCTAGTCTTAATATACACGCTACCAGTTGGTGCAGGAACTGCATCACTTGATAACCAACTTGGGATACCGACGTATGTAGCAAATGTAATTTGTGGGCTGTAGTAAGAACCATCATCAATACCAGCAATTGCTAGCGGAGTATTGTCGCCGTCTGCAATCACCAATACGCCATCAGTTGCATCATTGGTTACATAGAAAACTAACTTGTTGTCTACTGCCGCAGCACGTACACCAGTAACGTCAGCTGCGTTAACTGCACTCACTAAACCACTTAAACTACGTGCAGAACCCATTGCGATTTCTGTGCCGTTAATAGTAAATGTAGAGTTAGCTGCAAATGCTGTGCTGCTTGTAATAACGTTAGTACCTGTTACAGTAGCCCAACTATCTTGCCATTCTACGCTACCAACACGAACCCATGTGTTATCCGAGTTCTTGTAGAAGATAGAATTGTTAACATCATATGCATTAACTGCATAAGAACCGATCGTTCCAATACTTGCGTTTGGTGTACCGCTAGTTAATTGGTCAGGGTCAGTGATAATAATGGGTGACTTAGATGCAAATACTTCAGTAGTTGCGTTCCACTCATTAATGCCCCATGCTGTGTTAGCCAAATCTAACCAATAAGTGCCATTTGCCGGAGGGCTATCTGGACGAACTGTAGTAGATTCAAGTTGGTTTAAGTCAATGTCAGCACGAATTGCATATACATTATTTGCTGCACCTAGTGCGCTGTACGCGGCCAACAAGCCGTATTCGTTAAGTTCATTGCCGTGTAGCGGTGTACCTGTAGAACTTAATTTAAAATCTGCATATCCAAGAGCAGCAGAAATATCGCGCTGACTTGTAAATGCTTGTAGTAGGCCTGCATTGGCTTTAGTTGTTCCACTTGCCAAAGATCCGTCAGGCGCTGTTTTATCCTGTGCTGTCGCAAGCACAACCAATGGTACTGTACCAACTGCTGACGAAACGTATGCGCTTTCGTCACTTACTGTGATACTAGAACCTGGAGAAACTAAAATTGCCATGTTATTTTCCTTTACATAATAAGTTATGTTATTGATATTTATTCATAAGTAGCGA